CGCCGCCTCAGACCCCCGCACCCCCCGCCAACCCCCGGCCAAGCCCCGCGTGGCGGCCCGCCAATGGTGACCCCATGACATCACACCCCGCGCCCCAGCCCGCCCGCGCCCCTGACCTGGTCGACCTGGTCATCGAGTACGTCACCAGCATCGCCCCAGACCTCGGCACCCGGCGCGAGCAGATCGAGCAAGACCTGCGCGCCGAATTCGGCGGCGAGTCCCACTACGTGCAGGCCCGCGTCGAAACCGCCCGCCAGCGCCGCGCCCGCGAAGTGCTCGCCATCTTCAACGGCCGCAACGCCACCGAAGTCGCCCGCCGCCTCAAGATGAGCCGCGCCAGCGTCTACCGCTACATCAAACAGCCAGGCCCAGCCACCCCCGCGCCAGAACAGCCGCCCGCCGCACCCAAGCCCAAGCGTTTGTCTCACCCCACCCCTACCGCTGAGACAACCCCGCAGGTAGGGTAGGGCGATGGCCTACACCCAAGCGGATCTGGACGCGCTCGACGCCGCCATTGCCAGCGGAGAAAAGATCGTCCGCGTGGAAAACCGGCTGGTCGAGTACCGCAGCATCGAAGAGCTCAAAGCCGCCCGCGGCCACGTGCAACAGGTGCTGTCCACCAGTGCGGCCGGCGCCTCATCCCGCCGCACCGCGTTTCGCTTCCGCTTCACCACCAGCCGGGGCGACTGATGAACTTGATTGACCGCATCGTCGGCTGGGCTGACCCCGAAAAAGGCCTGCGCCGCCACTACCAGCGCCGCCTGCTGGCCCGCGCCTATGAGGCCGCCAGCCCCCGCGACACCTGGCGCCCACGCCGCGCCGGCGCATCAGCCAACACCGACCACGCGTCCGACGCCGCCACCCTCCGCACAAAAGCGCGCGCCCTGGTGCAAAACGTGCCGTATGCACGCAGCGCACTGGACGGCCTGGTGGCCTATACCATCGGCACCGGCATCGTCAGCCGCGCCATTGGCGCCAATGCCGAAGCCTTCAACAACGCCTTCGACCGCTGGGCCAAAACCTGCGATGCCGACGGCCGCCTCGATTGGTACGGCATCCAGGCCGCCGCCTACCGCGCCATGGAGCAGGACGGCGAAGTCCTCATCCGCCTGCGCACCCGCCGGCCCACCGACAACCTGCCCATTCCGCTGCAACTCCAGCTGCTGGAAATCGACTGGCTCGACGCATCCCGCCACGGCCTCATCAACGGCGCCAACGTCGTGAACGGCATCGAGTACGACAGCCTGGGCAAGCCCGCCGCCTACTGGCTGTGGGACACCCACCCCGGCGAAATCAGCATGCCCCGCGGCCGCACCAGCAGCCAGCGCGTGGAAGCCAGCAGCATCATCCACCTGTTCGCCCCCGAGCGCCCAGGTCAGGGCCGCGGCTTCACACGCTTTGCCAGCGTCATCAGCCGCGTGCGTGACCTGCAGCTGTACGAAGACGCCGAGCTGGCCCGCAAGAACCTGGAAACGCGCCTGAGCGTGCTGGCGTCCGGTGACGTCAGCCTCATGCGCGATTCAGACCCGAACGACCCGCAAGGTGACCCGGCATCCAAGAGCGGTGACCTGGGCGAACTCGCCGGCGGCAGCATCATCCAGCTGCCCACCGGCATGCAAACCACCGTGATCGAGCCCAAGGCCGCCCCCGGCTACGTCGAGACCGTCAAGCAGCACCTGGCCATGATCGCCGCCGGCTTCGGCGTCCCCTACGCCCTGATGACCGGTGACCTCAGCGAAACCAGCTTCAGCAGCATGCGCGGCGGCTGGCTCGATTTTCGCCGCCGCGTCAGCCTCACACAATGGCACGTCGTCATCCCCGGCCTGTGCGAGCGTGTCTGCATCGCCGCCATGGATGCCGCCATCCTCGCCGGCATCATCCGCCGCGCCGATCGACGTTTTGAGCACAGCACCCCCAAGTGGGAGTACATCAACCCAGAGCAGGACGTGAAGGCCGAGATGCTGGAAATGTCCGCCGGCCTCACGCCCCCCAGCGAACTCGCCCGCCGCCGCGGTTACAGCAGCTTCGACGCCGTCGTGGCCGAGATGGCCCGCGACTTCAAGAAGATGGAAGACGCTGGCGTGCTGCCCATCCTGATGGCCCTGCAGGGCCGGGTGATGCCAGGCTTGCTGCCCGGCACCGGTGCGCGCGAAGAAACGCCGCCGCCAAAGGCAGAAATGCCCGCCGTGCACATTCACACCGCACCCGTGCATGTGGCCTCGCCCACCGTGAACGTGGCGCCCGCAGAGGTCCGCGTCGAGGCCACCCAGGTGCATGTGCCCGCGCCCATCGTCAACGTGGCCCCGACTGAAGTGCGTGTCGAGGCTGCGCAGGTCAACGTGCCAGCCCCGGTGGTGAATGTCGCCCCCGCCCATGTCCGGGTCGAAGCCGCTCACGTGCATGTGCCGGCGCCAAAAGTGGATGTGACGGTCACAACCCCTCGCCGCCGCATTGACGGCATGGTCGAGCGCGACGAACACGGCCGGGTGCTGAGAACCACGCAGATCGAGCGCGACATCGATTCGTAATGGCCACGACCGCTCAATCCGGCGACTACCTCACCGGCTCGACATGGGTCGGCGGCGCCGTGCCGGCCAATACTGAGCAGATTATTGTGGCCACCGGACACACTCTAACGTACAACGGTGGCACTCGGACTGTCGGCAACGACAGCGCGACGGCCTGGCAGATCAACGGCACGCTGAAGTTCTCCCGCTCGGTCGCGTCCGACCTCACCGTGCGCGGCACGATGACCATCAACGCGACCGGCACGCTCGACATGGGCACAGTTGCGGACCCGATCACCGGCGTTGCCGCGATCATGCGGATCAACAACAGCGCGGCAATGGCGGCCAATAAATGGACGCTGACGAAGGTGTCTGGCGGCCGAATGTTCCTGGCCGGCGCCCAGCGCACGCGCCGCACCACACTGTCGGTCGCGCTGTCGGCCGGCGGCACGTCGATGCAAGTGGCCGCTGCGGCGAACTGGCAAGTCGGCGACGAACTGCTGTTCCTGCCGACCGCGTCGGCGTCGTCAGTCACCGGGTTGATTGAGGTTCGGACGATCGCGGCGGGCTACACCCCGGGATCTACGACGGTGCCGCTGTCGTCAGGTTCGACAGTCGCTCGGGCGATTGGCGGCATCGTGGCCAACCTGACAAGCAATGTTCGCATCACCGAGTCCGACCAGGCCTTCGGCGCACGTGCGGTAACCGACACCGACTGCGAACTGGCCGGCGTCTGGGTTCAGGACGCCGAAGTCAACCTGCGCGGCGCCAACGCGGGCGCACCTGTCGCCATCGGCAGCTCGCCAGTAGCCGGCGGGTATCGACACAGGTACTTGCGCTCGGTCATCCGTCAAAACGGCGGCGCGCTGTCTGCGCGGCCAACTATCGACCACGGCGCTTTTGCCGACACGTGCGTGTTTCTCACCCAAAGCACATCAACGACCACGTTCGCCATCCTACGCAACGGGGGGTTCATTGCGCGCTCCATCATCGTTTCAACGTCATCGCTGGTGCCAGCCGACACGACGGGCCTGAACAACGCTTTTCCCCGCGACAGCGGTGACCTGCAAGACTGCGTCTACGCGTCTAATGCGACCGGCACAAACACCCAGTTGGCACGGTTTTTGTGCGCGGGCGGGGAGTATTCCGGCCTCACGCTGCTGTCAGCGTCGAACAATTCGACGGGCGGCATGATGTCGCTTTACGCCCCGGGGGCAATTTTCGACGCCTGCGACTTCGCGCCCCTCGACTCGCCTCGTCCGCTTTTTTCGACGCCTGTGCCCTGCAATGGCCGCGTGACGTTCCGGTCGTGCCGTCTGCCTGACGTGGACCCGGCCTACACGTTCGGCACACTGCCGGGCTTTGAGGCCTTCTTCACATTCTGCTGGCGCAAGGCCAGCCCCACAGTGATCATTCACGAGCTGTGGCAAAACGGTGGAGTCGCGGCGCAAGACGCCGCCGCGCGGAAGAACGGGACGGCGGCCTTCAAGTTCACTTCTCGGGTGGGCGGGTTCGCCCAGGAGTACGTCTTCACAGCCCCTATCGGCGCGGGCGAGACGAAGACCTTGAAAGTCAACATCCGGCGTGACACGACCTACGGGTCGGGGAGCATGCCAACCGTCACGATGCGCCTGCCGACCGGCGTTGAGGTTGGCGGCTCGGTCCCAGGTGAGCCGCCGCCGGATGTTCCGTCAAGCGCCCCCGACGTACCCAACGTGTGGCACGAACAGACGCTAACGATCACCAACGGCGGAAGCTCCCCGACCGAAGTGACGGTCACCCTGAGTGCAAATGGCGAGAACAACGGCAATGCCTGGTTCGACGGCCTGCCGATTCAGCCGTTCGTGCCCGCAGTGCGTTGGTACGGGTTCGAGTTTGACGAGTCGAACCCATTCCGCATTGCCGACAGCACGATCACGCTCACCGAGTCGGCAGCTGCGGCCCTCACAGGCGTGGCCATCGACCACACAGCGCAGACGATCACGATAACGGCCGCCCGCACTGCCGCCGAGGTTTACTGCCGCGCGATGTGGGATCTCACCCAGACCGCGAACCTTGCGCGCGTGCGGCACATCACCAGCAGCGACGGAGTCAGCTTCGCGACGACCTACGTCGTCGTCATCGGATCTGGCGGTTCGATCTCCGGCCGCTACAGCGATGCAAACGGCGCGGTGGTGGCGGCCACGGTGACCGGCATCGTCGCGGGCTCCCGGATTCTCATCAAGCGCACGGACACCAGCGCGGTCCTGGCAAACGTCATTGTCGCGGGGACCAGCTACAGCCTCAACGTGCAGACTGCCACAGCCATTCCGATCAGCGTTGACGTCCGCAAAGCGAGCAGCACCCCGTTCTATCAGCCCTGGGCGACCACGGGCACTATCGACCCTGTCGGCGGCTTCGCTGCCACCGCAAACCAACAGCCCGACTGAAAGGCCCACCATGCCAATCGCCGACGACTTCGCCATCGACAGCAGCGGTAACGTCCGCCACGTCAGCGGCACCGCCGTTTACCCCGTGCTCGACCTGCATGCCTGGCTGCAGGATCTGGCCGACAACGCCGAGGGCACCGGCAACGACTTGTGGTCGATTCTGCTGTCCAACCCTTCAAAGCTGGACGGTCCGCGCGACGCCGCGGTGGCCAGCCGGCTGAACTTGATCCCAACGGTCAACATCGACGACGACGCGGCCAAGTACATCAACTTTGGCTCGGTGAAACAAGCGAACGGTGACGTCCTCTATTCGGGCCTGAAGACGCTGGGCGGCATCGTTGCCGCATCGCCCATGTACGTCGTCCAGAACGGCTCGAAGCTGACCAAGTTCTGGGCCGACGGGCACATCCAGATCATGGTCAAAGCCCGAGCGGCCGGCGCGCTGATTGACAGCGGGCGCGTGCGGGTGTTTTCCCGCAAGTGGGGTCAAAGCTACTCCGACTTCGAAACGGACCTGAGCGCTGGTGGCGAGAACCCGGCCGCCATGAGCACGTCGGTTGACACAAACATCCTGCTGTCGGAAGGCGCTGCCGCGGCGCTGTCCTCGAAAGTAACCATCGCCGTCGGCGACACGACGCAAGACCTCGGCAACGGCAACGGTGGCAAGCTCTACAAAGGCACCATCACGCTGTCGGGCGGCTGCACCGTGCAGGAGGCCTACCAGTACCTGCAGTACCTCACTCGCGAGGCCAGCAGCGCCACGATCAACAGCGAGCCGGGCTGGCGCTACCGGGCCCTGAACTCGGCCTACACGCCGAACTCCGCCGCACCGTTCGGCGGGTTCGCAGGCGGCAAGTGGTTCGTGGCGCAAGGGTGGTGGGTGACGGGCGTATTGCCCGCCGAGTCACAGGCCTACCAGCTGACTGCGCACGACGGCAGCATCCAGGCGCCCCCGAACACGGTCGGCATTACCATCGGTAATCTG